CTTGAAGATCCCAACTTCCGCTACATTCCCAAGGCCGAGTCGGAAAAACCTGGGTACTTGGAGCGTAGGATGAAGATTTATCGGGAGATGGTGCGTGCAGAAAATCAGGGACTACCTGCTTTATCGCAAAAAAGCGATAACGGTTCAGGAGATCATGGGAAGGTTTCTAGTAAGCCAGACAACTGCTTACAAGGTAATAAACTCGCTGTTGTCAGAGGGAAGGCTTAAACGTGTTAGGAGAGGCGGCAAAACCTATTTTCAACCCAACCCTCAAGCAAATCGACCAGGCAGCGTCAAAGGCGCTCGGGGAAAGTCATTGTTTTTCGTGCAACTCGTGGAAGCGGTCAGAACTCGGCAAGCGGGTGGTAAGGGGTAAAACTACACAATGGAGGTGTTTCTCATGCTTAAAGAAACAGCGCTGGTAATCGCTGTCATCGGTTTTGTGCTGGGTGCGGTTGCCCTGTGGAAAACGCCAACCTGCTGCGAGAGGAGCGGGAAGGACTGCAACGAAGGTCGGGACTGCCCCAAGAGGAAAAATTGAAAACAACAGATAAAGTATTAGAAATCATTGCCAAGTCGGACGAGCCAGTAACCCTGAAGTTCATTCAAAACCTGCTCGGAATCAAACCGGGTGCGGTATCTGGCACGCTGGTCTTTCTGTTCAAAACCGGAAAGATCACGAGGGAAAAGATAGAGCGATCCTCGGGGACCGGACCAAAACAGCAATGGTGCTACAAAATTGTTGACACTTCAGAAAAAACTCAGTAATCTCGGGGTGGGTAATTGCGTCCTCCTCACCTTTACCCAGTTCCGCTCAGGAACACTTCAAGCCCCCTCAAACCCCCTGGCTCACAAGGCTGGGGGGTTTTTCTTTTGGAGATGACTATGTACGGCAAGAAACCTGCTAAAAAGCCAATGAAACCTGGCAAATACGGCCCCAAGAAATGAAAAAAGGTCCCGTAATTATGATCGGGCTGCTCGGCAAGCCCCCCGGCAAGATGAAGGAAGAAGGCGGTCTCCTAGAGTCTGAGATGGAGATGCCCGAGGCCATGTCCGACCCCGAACTCAACAAGCAGAACAAGGCTCAGGCCGTCCTGAAGGCGTCCTACGGCCCTGCCACGGGAGCCCAAAAGTGCGCCTCCTGCGAGTATTTCAACACCGACTACCCGAAACTAGGTAAAGGTCAAGGATTCTGCGAACTATGGGAATTTACCTGTTCGGACAAGAATGTATGCGCCGCCTACGAATTCAACGAAGATCTCAAGGGCGAGTACGAATCAGAGGGCGAGGACGAAGAATCTGAGTGAGATTCGGTTGTCGTACACACTCGCCCACCCAACTAGGAGCCAACCATGCCGTTCAAATCGCGCCAGCAGGCCAAGTTAATGTTTGCCGCCGCAGCCTCCCCAAAGGTCGCTAAGGCCACCGGAGTCCCCCAAAAGGTCGCCAAGAAGATGGTCAAGGAAGGCCAATCCAGCCTCAAAAAACTGCCCATGAAGGTGAAGAAATGAAAGACGTTTGGGAGAAAGCCCGACCAAAAAAGTTGGGTAAGCCAAAGGAACTGTCCAAGAACCAAAAGGCCGCTGCCAAGCGTTTTGCCAAGTCCACCGGGACCAAGTACCCGTCCCTAATCGCCAATATGCGCGGCGCACAGGCCAAGAAATGAAGTCTAAATTTGAGAAATACGATGCTAGAACTTCTAAAAAGATGGCTGAGTACAATCGCGAAGGTGGTAGTGTACGCAAGCCCGTCCGGTCAGTTACGGGTGCGAGCACAGGCGATAAGTATGACCGAGCCAAGTTCATCTACCGAAAAGCAGCCCAAGCCCTGTCTGCTGGACACCCTCTCAAAGACAAGAACGGAACGCCTACACCCGCAGCCATGCAATTCAAACGCTGGGCAGCCCCGGTCCCGCAAAACCGCCAAGACCTCCAAGAGCTCAAAAGCCTCGGGGAAAGGCTCAAAGAACGCTACAAGCCGAAAAAGTAATGTTGTAAAATAGCAACAACTTATCCCGAACAACCGGAAGGATTCGGACATGGAAACCAGTAAAGTAGAAGAAATTACAGAGCGCCGCCTACCACCTAACGCAGGCAAGGGAAGGCCCCCTGGAAGCCTAAATAAGTCCACCAGCGCGGTCCGCGAGGCTATCGCTAGGATGGCCGAGGAAAACTCCGAGAACTTCATAGGATGGCTAAATCAGGTCGCGGCAAGCAACCCTGAAAAGGCGTGCGACATTTACCTGAAGGCGATTGAGTACCACATCCCCAAACTGGCTCGGACTGAGGTCACAGGCGCAGAGAATGGACCGCTGACCATCAAGGTGGTCACGGGGATATGACCGAGCGAGAAGTCGCTACCGGATACCAACCGCGAGAGCAGCAGAGAAAGATTCACGATGCTGTCCGCGATCACCGCTTTGTGGTCGTAGTCGCGCACCGCCGGATGGGCAAGACAGTCGCAGCTCTGAACCAGCTTATACATTGTGCGCTGGAGTGCCAAAAGGAAGCCCCGAGGTTTGCTTACATAGCCCCGACCTACGGGCAAGCCAAACGTGTAGCATGGGATTACTTGGTCAAATACACCCAAAACCTAAACCCAACTGCGAATATCTCAGAGCTCAAGGTAGACTTTGGTGGACGACGAATACAACTTTACGGGTCGGACAATCCTGACAGTCTTAGGGGCCAGTATTTTGACGGTGTTATTCTTGACGAAATCGGTGACCAAAACCCAAAGATATGGAACGAGATTGTACGTCCTGCTCTCGCAGACCGCTTGGGTTGGGCGTTATTTCTAGGTACTCCAAAGGGTGCAAACCACTTCAAAGACTTCCGAGACCGAGCAGAAACAGAACCCGGCTGGAAGCTACTCGAGTTCAAGGCATCACAGACGAATATCCTTGCTCCCACGGAACTTGAGGCCGCGAAGAGCGAAATGGGCGAGGACAAATACTTACAAGAGTTCGAGTGTTCGTTCGATGCTCCCGTTGAAGGCGCGTATTACGCTGCTCTTATTGCGAAACTGGAATCCACTAGGTTTCAGGTATTTGAAAAAGACGACCTCTGCAAGACCTATACGGCTTGGGACTTGGGCGTTGGGGACTCTACGGCAATCTGGGTATGTCAAGTTGCTGGGCAAGAGAGGCGGCTCATTGACTTCTACGAAAACCACGGAGTCGGCCTGGACTCTTACGTTCGCTGGATTCGTGATAGTGGCTACGATAAAGCCGAACATATCCTCCCGCATGACGTTGAGGTTCGGGAGCTCGGCACAGGTAAAAGTCGCAAGGAAGCGTTACAGGACCTGGGGCTCAACATTACGGTGTGTCCTAGGCTCGCCGTGGACGACGGCATTCAAGCGGTCAGGCGTGTGCTTCCGAATTGCTACTTTCACCCCAAGACCAAACAAGGATTAGATGCTCTGCGAAACTACCGCAGGGAGCATGACGAGAGACGGAATATCTTTTACGACAAGCCTCTGCACGACTGGAGTTCCCACGCCGCAGATGCCTTCCGTTATCTCGCAGTCGGGCTTAACACCACGAGCAATTGGGGCAAGCCTCTAAACGTCAACACGAAATGGATTGTCTGATATGCAAGAATTTGACCTACAAGCCATCCTTGATAACGAGATAGACAACGCTATCGGGTATATCAACACGGAGACCGTGGAGGAGCGCAGGAACGCTCTCATGGCTTATAACCGTGAGCCCTATGGCAACGAAGTAGAGGGTCGGTCTACCATCGTCACCGGGGAAGTAGCCGAAGCTGTAGACGGTGCTCTGCCGCAACTTATTAGGGTTTTCACTCAGTCCGATGATGTCGTGCGGTTCGAGCCCAAGGCTCCCGGCGACGAAGAAGCTGCCAAGCAGGCTACCGAGTACTGTAATTGGGTGCTGATGAACGACAACCCAGGCTTCGAGGTATTCCAGACTTGGTTCAAAGACGCTTTGCTTCAGAAAAACGGCGTCATTAAGGTCTGGTGGAACGATGAGACCTCGGTAGACAAGGAATCGTATAAAGACCTGACAGAAGAGGAATTAGCCCTCTTGCTGGCCGATGGTCAGATGGAGATTGTTTCTCAGGAGCAGAATCAGGTCGGGGAAGTGCCGACGATGATGCCGGACGCCACGGGTGCTCCGGTTCAGATGATGCAACCCATCTTCTCGTACAACGTCAAGGTCAAGAAGGTCAACAAGAAGGGTTCGGTCAAGGTTGAGAACGTCCCGCCGGAAGAGTTCCTAATCTCTAAAAAGGCTCGAAGGATAGATGATGCACCTTTCGTAGCTCACCGCCGCCTGACAACCCGTTCCGAGCTCATCGCAATGGGATTCAAGGCAAAGGAAGTAGACTCCCTGCCAAAGTTCGATGACCTCACGTTCACGCCGGAGAGGGTCGCTAGATTCTCCAACGGAGAACAGCCGGATGACCCGAGTCTCGACACCAGCATGGACGAGATTGAGACCTTTGAGTGCTACATCCGTACAGACTACGACGGGGACGGAATTGCTGAACTGCGTCGAGTTTTCTACGCTGGCGGCACGATTTTAGAGAACGAGGAAGCCGACTTCATTCCTTTCTGTTCCGTCTGCCCCATCCCGATGCCGCACAAGTTCTTCGGTCATTCTCTGGCCGATAGGGTTGTGGACATCCAAAAGATTAAGACTACGGTCACCCGCCAGATGTTAGACAACCTGTATCTGTCTAACAACGCTCGCATGGCCGTGGTGGATGGACAGGTCAACTTAGACGATATGCTGACCGTTACTCCTGGTGGAATCGTCCGGGTCAAGAACCCCGCCGCGATTACGCCTCTTGCCGTTCCTTTGGTCGCAAACCAAGCCTTCCCGATGCTGGGCTACATGGACCAGGTTCAGCAGAAACGCACCGGAGTTACCGAGACTTCTCAAGGCTTGGACCCCAACATCCTGCAAAACACTACTGCCACCGCGATTGCGATGATGCAAAACGCAGGAGCCGCAAAAGTCGAGTTAATCGCTCGGATATTCGCAGAAACAGGGGTAAAAGACCTGTTCAAGCGCATTTTGCACCTGGTTTGCAAGTATCAGGACAAGCAGAGAATCGTCCGTATGCGCGGCAAGTTTGTGGCTGTAGACCCACGCGAGTGGAATAACGAATACGACCTGACAGTCAACGTAGGAATTGGAACCGGAAACCGCGAACAGCAGATGGCTATGACCGCCGCCGTCTTGCAGAAACAGGAGCAGATTCTTGGAACAATGGGAATGGCTAATCCATTCGTATCTCCAGCGCAATACCGTAATACATTGGGACGATTTATTGAGTCTGCTGGGTTTAAGGACACAGCCGAGTTCTTCCGTGAAATCACCCCAGAGATTGAGCAGCAAATCCTTGCGCCGCAACAACCGCAGCCGGACCCCGCGACAGCCGCGCTCATGCAGTCTGCCCAGGCCCAAATCGAGATTGACCGAGCCAAAGCCTTAAACGACATTGAAATCGCCAAAGGCAAGGCGGCAGCTCAGATTCAGCTTGAGCGCGAGAAAACGGCAGCCCAGCTACAACTTAAGACCGCCGAGTTCCAGGCCGAGGCCCAACTCAAAGCCGCCAAGGTCGGGGCTGAATTGACCGGAGACATTAGGATTCCTGGATGAACGAAACAGAACGGGCGAAAGCTCTACTGAACGACGAGTTTTTCATGGGTGTTGTAAATACGCAACGCCAGATGTATATTTCCAACATATTAGACAGTCGGGATGAGGACGTAGATGTTCGGGAAAGAGAACGTCTAAAACTCAAGGGACTGGATGAATTTATAGCATCACTCAAGTCCATCTCAATGCAAGGCGAGATAGACAAGAAACGCTGGAAGGTTTATAACCTAAGAGGTCGATGATGGAAGACACCAACCCGCAAGGGAGTGCAACCGACGTAAACGGAGCCGCAGCAAAGATTTTCGGGATGTTAGACCCGCAGCCGGAAGGCCAAGCAGAAGTCGAAGCAGCACCGGAAGAAGAGCAACCAGAAGTAGAGGTTGAAGCGGAAGCGGAAGAGCAAGAAGAGGAAGTCGAAGAAAAGCCCCGGTATCGTGTCAAGGTAGACAACGAAGAACTGGAGGTTGACTTAGACGAGCTCATCAAAGGCTACTCTCGCACCTCTGATTACACCAAAAAGACGCAAACTCTAGCCGAGCAACGTAAGCAAGTCGAAGCTGAACGTGCAAAGATAGAAGAAGCCGCCAAACTGCGTGAAACCTATGCCCAACGGCTACAAGTGATTGAGCAGATGCTCAGTCAACAGCCCGAGGAAGATTTATCTGCACTCAAGGATAGCGACCCCGTGGGGTACGCCATCAAGGTTGCAGAGAAGATGGAACGTGAAAAGCAACTTTCTGCTGTCCGCGCAGAACGCGAAGCGGTGCAGGCCAAACAAGTGGCCGAGCATCAAGAACGGTTGAAAGCCCATCTCGCCCAGGAATCGGAACGGTTAAAAGCCGCAATCCCTGACCTGGCTGACGAGGTGAAAGGCGAAGTCATCCGTAAAGAAATCCGCGATTATGCAAAGTCTAATGGCTGGACAGACCAAGAGTTGTCGCAGGTGTACGACCACCGCGCCGTCATCGCTCTCTACCGGGCTATGCAGTTCGAGAAACTGCAAAAGTCCAAACCTGCTGTGCAGAAGAAGGTCAACGAAGCTCCCAAGGCTCTGAGACCTGGAGTTGCTGGCGAGAAAATCGACAAAGACTCCGAACAGACCAAGCGATTGGTCAAACAACTCAAGCAGACGGGTCGCCCACGCGATGCCGCCAAAATTTTAGAAAGATTCCTCTAAGGAGAATAAAATGGCTGTTCCTTCAAATACCTACCTGCGGTACACCTCGATTGGTGTCCGCGAGGACCTCGCTAATGTTATTTATGACATCAGCCCCACCGATACGCCCATCATGTCGTCTATCGGCCAAGCTCGCGCTACTCAGACCAACCACGAGTGGCAAACCGACTCGCTGGCCGCTGCTACCACGGCTAACGCCCTGATTGAAGGTGACGACGCTACCTCCGCATCGCTGACCCCCACGACCCGTGTTGGCAACTTCACGCAAATCGTCGGCAAGACTGTCCAGATTTCTGGCACTCTTGAGGCAGTTGACAAGGCTGGCCGT